GGTCGGCCATCATGAAGGCCTCGACCGCGGCGGCTTCGGACAGCCACATCGGCGAGCCCTTGCGCCACTTGACGGTCACGGCCGGGTGCTGCTTTTCGTGCAGGATGCGCACGCGCTCCTTCAAGTCCTCTTCGTACTGCTTGAAGGCCGAACGCATCGACCACTGGGCCATGACTTCCTCGGGGGTCAGGTCGACCACCGCCACGCGGTTGGCCTCCACGTCCAGCGCCTTGGCCCCGTAGGCGGCCGCAGCGGGGCACCAGCGCGCGCTGGGGCAGTAGGTGCAGTGGTCACCAGGGTTGGGGTCGACAAGCTCGCCACGGGCCGCTGAGGCGCTTGCAGCGGCAACTGCCTGCAGTTCGACCGACAGGGCTTCCTTCTCGCCGTCCAGCCAGGCCTTGGTGTCGGACGGGACCAGCGTCTGGAACGCGTCGCCGAAGCGGATGCGCGGTTGGTATACGAACAGGCCGATCTGTTCGGGCTGCAGGTGCGGCGCCTGCAGCGACCACAGGACCGTAGCGCCGGCGCACTGCTCGTTCGGCTCTTCGGCCGTGCCGATGCCGACAGGGCTGCGGCCGTACTTGTAGTCGCCCACGACCAGGCGCTTGGCCTGCGGGTTCCACAGCACCAGGTCGGCGCGGCAGGCCACCTTGACGCCGCACAGGTCGGCAGTGTCCAGGACACACTCGATCAGGCAGTGCGTATCGCCGCCCACGTCCGAGTACAGCCCGGCCGCTTCGTTGGCGTAGGTGATGGCGTGCTGGACGACCTGCGCCTGCCAGTCGGCGATGCCGCGCGGGTTGTAGTCGAAGTCGTGCAGACCCGCCGGCGGTTGGACGGAGGGTGTCGGGATGCCCTGCGGGCCGATCTTGAACTTCTGGGCCAGTGCCCATTCGGCCACCTTGTGGGCTTCGGTGCCTTCATCCGCGGCCGGACCCGAAGGTGTGCGCAGCTGCGGTAGGACGGCCGACAAGGCGCACTTGGACCAGCGGTGGCGTGCGGACATCGTGACGTACGGACGCGCATAGTCCGGGCGCTTGATGTACGCGCCGTCCGGGATGTCGAGCGGATCGTTATGGGTCTGTAGGGCTGTCATGTGCCTTCATCCGGTGGGTGTGACGCCAACGGTACGCCCGTGTAACTGCTGTGTCAAGTACTGTCGACAAAGATCGTCTCGTTGACGTAACAGACTGTCACAGACGCACGGATACAGAAGATGCGGTTTCACCTTTCTCCCTATATACGATATTTAAGATATATAAGAAAGAAACTTCTAAATCTGAAAAGTTTGATTCTCTCATCTTCTTATTCCTTGATTCTGTATTCTGTATCCTCCGTACTTCGAAGAGGTGGTTGTGAGGCCTATTGACTGATGGGTTACACTCGGGCCATGTCCGTAACAGCCGCCATCGATCTGCAGCCCATCAAGGCCTCACTGGTGACCGATCTGGTCGACCTGGTGAACCTTGACCTGTCCAAGGCCGTGAAGGTCGCGTTGGTAGCTTGTCCGGCGTGCAAAGGTTACGGCACGATCGGCGACCGAGAGGAAGGCCAGGATGTTACGTGCCCTGAGTGCGGTGGGGTCGGCGCGTCCGAGTCGTTCGTGCTGGACATGGAGGCGCTACAGACGCCGCGCATCGGCCGGCACATCGAGCAGTGGGAACTCAAGCAGGGCCAGTTGGTCCCCAAGTTCCGCGGAAAGACCCAAGCCTTCGCTCAGCTCGTCAAGATCCTGGGCTTTGACAAGGCCGTTCTGGAGATCGCCGGCTCGGCGCCGTTCACCGAGTCGCTGTCGGACGAAGCGCGTAGCACGATCGTGGATCAGGTCCGCGAGCTCGCACTGGCGGGCAGACTGTGACGGACGTAGCTACTACCGCCCCGGACCCGGTGATGGCGCTGATCATCGCTGCGCGCACCAACTTTGCGGCGTTCGTGTCGGCCACCCATCGGCCGCGGTTCCGTCACAGCCATTTCTCGTACGAGACGTGCGCGGCGGTAGACCGATTCGTGGAGGACGTCATCGCCGGCAAGCGTCCGGTGCTGGACCTGACGGCGCCGCCGCAGCACGGCAAGTCCTCGCTGACCTCGCGCTGCCTGCCGGGCTACCTGATCGGCCGCTTGGGCCCGGTGCTGGGCCAGTGCCGTATCGCCCTGACGTCCTACGCCCTGACGCGCGCCAAGGCCAACGCCCGCGACGCCAAGGCAGTGATGATGGAACCGATCTACCGGGAGATCTTCCCGGACGCCTCGATGATCGGGTTCAAGGGCATCAACACGGCCGACGAGTGGCACCACGCCTACGGGTTCCTCAAGGCCCAGGGCGCGGGCGGCCCGCTGACCGGCTTCTCGATCGACATCGCCATCAATGACGACTTGACCAAGGACGCCCAGGAGGCGTTGAGTCAGACCGTTCAGGACGGCCTTGAGGACTGGTACGACTCGGTCCTGTCCACACGTATGCAAGAGCGCAGCGGCCGGGTGAACATCGGTACGCCCTGGTCGGCCAACGACATCATGGCCCGCGTGCACGGCAAGCACAAAGACGAGCCCAACTACACGCGTCTGCAGTTCCCGGCGCTCAACTACCCCGACCAGGTGGGCTACAACCCGGACCAGCCCGAAGGCCCGCTGGTGCCAGCGCTGCACAGCGAGGAAAAGCTGCGCTCGCTCAAGGGTGCCATGTCGGAGATGTGGTGGGCGGCCATGTTCCAGCAGGCCCCGATGGCAGAGTTGGGCGCGATATTCGGCAAGGCGGGCATCCGCTACTACCGCCGTGCCGATCTGCCAAAGACGTTCATGCAGGTCGTGATGTCGGTCGATGCGACCTTCAAGGACAATAAGGGCAGCGACTTCGTGTTCGCCGGCGTCTGGGGCAAGACGACCGACGAGCGCGTCTGGCTGCTGGACTTCCGACGCGAGAAGCTGTCCTTCACCAAGACCGCAGCCGCCATCGTTGAACTGAAAAGCAAGCATCCGACCGTCTCGAAAGTGTTCATCGAGGACGCAGCCAATGGCCCGGCGCTGATCGACATGCTGTCCAAGCACGTGACCGGTATCGTCGGCGTACCGCCGCTGGGCAGTAAGGAGGCCCGCGCGCATGCCGTGTCCTGGGTGTGGGCCAATGGATCTGTTATGCTGCCGATACCCGAAGAGAATCCCGGCATCGTGCCGGTAGTCTCGGAGATCACGGCCTTCCCGGACGTACGCAACGATGACGCCGTCGACGGTATGACGATCGCACTGCATCAGCTATGCTTGCGTAACCCGATCAGCGCCATGATCAACAACGACATCCTCCGCATGATGGCGGGAGCCTGACAGATGACCGACAAGCCAGACACCGTCGATTCCAAGCCCAAGCGCACCCGTCGCGCCGATCGCCCGCTGACCCCGGACGAACTGGCTGCGCTGGCCGGACCCGCGCCCGTGTCGTCCATGACGCTGGCCCAGGCGCACCGGGTCGACCCGGCCAACTACCCGCAGAACGAGCGCCAAGCCGCAAAGCTCGACCACGCGCTGGACTTCGGGTTGAACCGCAACGCCACCGACGCGCTGTCCTTCGTGCAGGCCACTGGCTGGCCGGGATTCCAGATCCTCGGCATGCTGGCCCAGCTGCCCGAGTACCGGTCCATGCACGAACGGCTGGCCGACGAGACGGTGCGCACCTGGGGCAAGGTGACCAGCACGTCCAAGGACGAGCAGGCGGTCGAGAAGATCACCAAGCTGACCCAAGCGCTTGAGCGCTTTGGGGTGCGCAACCTGTTCCGCACGGCGGTGATCCACGATCAAGCCTACGGCGGCGCGCACATCCTGCCGCATATCGCCGATGGCCTGGAGGTAAACCCGGTCGACAGTCCGCTCCTGTTGAGCCCGACGTTCGTCAAGCCCGGTTCGCTCAAGTCCCTGTCAGCGGTCGAGCCGCTGTGGGTGACCCCGAACGACTACAACGCCACCGACCCGACCAAGGCCGATTTCTACAAGCCGCGCACGTGGATGATGATCGGCTCGGAAGTGCACGCGTCACGCCTATACACGATGATCAGCCGTCCGGTCTCGGACCTGCTCAAGGCGGTCTATTCGTTCCGAGGCGTGTCGATGACCCAGCTGGCCATGCCGTACGTGGACAACTGGCTGCGTACCCGCCAGAGCGTGTCGGACACCGTCAAGCAGTTCAGCGTGACCGCGCTGATGACCGACATGTCGCAGATGCTCCAGCCGGGCGGAGCGACCAGTCTGGCCGCGCGCGCCCAGCTGTTCAACGTCGGCCGTGATAACCGCAACCTCGCTATCGCCGACAAGGCCACCGAAGAATTCGTTCAGGTCAACACGCCTCTGTCCGGGCTGGACAACCTGCAGGCCCAGTCGCAGGAACAGATGGCCGCGGTGTGCCACATGCCGCTGGTGATCCTGACCGGCATCACCCCGGCGGGCCTGAACGCCAACAGCGACGGCGAGATCCGGGTGTGGTACGACTACGTGGCCGGCTACCAGTCGACCAACGGCACCCCGCTGATGCGCTGGCTGTTGCAACTGATCCAGCTGTCGGAGTTCGGCGAGGTCGACCCCGGCCTGTCTTGGGAGTGGAATCCGCTCTACGAGCTTGACGACAAGGAGCTGGCCGAGGTGCGCGAGAAGAACGCCCGCACCGACCTGATGCTGGTGGAAATGCAGGCGGTCACGGACAAGGATGTTCAGAAACGCCTGCAGCAAGATCCGACATCCGGGTACTCTGGCATCCTGACCGAGAAAGACGACCTGGACGAGATCCGGGATCTGGCCGAAGCCGCTTGGATCGAAGCCGTAGCCCCACAGCCGCAGGAACCGACCGATGGCCCGGATACTGACCAACCCAACGCGGAAGCAGCGCCAGCTGGCGGTGATCGCTCCGGCAACGACGCCTGAGCAGCAGTACCGCAAGCGACTGACCACGGCCATCAAGGCCATGGTCAAGAGCGTGGACTACTGGACGCTGGCTAAGTACCGGGCAGCACTGGACGCGAACCAAGCGGCCGGCAACCTGCCGGAGTTTGACGCTGACCACGCGATGGACGCCTCGCCGTTTGCCGACCAGCGCGAGCTGTACCGGACGCTGACCAACCTGCGCAAACGCTGGGAACGGCACTTCGCCTCGATAGCCAAGAAACTGGCCGTCGACTGGATCGAGGCGGCCTACAAGTCCAACACCGCGGCGTGGCAGGGCCAGGTGCGACGGGAGGGCTTCGACATCCCGTTGAAGCTGACCGACGCCCAGCGCACCATCCTGGACGTGAAGGTCCAGGACAACGTAGCGCTGATCAAGTCGATCCCGGCTAAGTACTTCACGCAGATCGAAGGCGACGTATCCCGTGGCTTCCTGGCCGGCCGCGATCTGGAGACGATCGCCGCCGGACTGCGCAAAACGGGCGAATCGACCACCAAACGCGCCGCGCTGATCGCCCGCGACCAGGCCGACAAGCTCACGGCGCACATGAACAGTGCGCGCCAGAACGAGTTGGGTATTCGGTACGCCTACTGGAAGCACAGCACGGCGGGCGAAGAGCCACGTGTCAATCACGTTCGGGCCAGCAAGGAAGGTTGGATCTACGACACGCAGGTCGGCATCGACTTCGGCGACGGCTTCGGGTTCGTGCTGCCAGGTGTGGCCATCAAATGCCGTTGCGGCAGCCGGTCGATCATCCCGGCTATCGACGAGGATCTGGGACCAGAGGATCTGGTCCCGGTTCCGGGTTTCCCTGGCGCCTTCAAGAAGCGGAAGGCGGGTGCACCGAGTTAAGCAGGCGCGCAGGCTCATCCAGATGGGCCCTGCTACGTATGGACGCAACAACAGTGGACAGTTTGCAGCCGGCCGTGATGACAGTTGACGGCGCAACGAGAACTTCACAATTGATTCGCTCGTCGGTCGCTGGAGCTAGTCGGCGCTCCAATTCGGCAACTGCAGACGCCGTCCCATAGACCACAAAATTCTCGCCACCAAAACTGTGGTCCATCATATTTCGCAGCCGCACGACCTCGCGCCGCAGTTCCCGAATCGTCTCTGCATCCCTTTCGGGGTCTCGGGACATTGACGTGAATCCTGGCAAAGCAACCATCGTCTGCTCCATTTGTGTAGTGGCATCGGCACACTACCGTAACGCAGCGGAGCTGTCAACACGTCACGCTTGCACAAGCCTCAAACGCTGGTAACATCGCGCGCATGTCAAGCACTTCTCACGTCTACGCATTCGACAAGAAATCCGCGCGTTCCTTCGACGCCGACGGTCGCATGCGGGTCCGCGACTGCGTGATTTCGGTGGCCGAAGTGAACCCGTACTATGGCCGACACATCCCTGGCCACGTCGAGTTGGGGCTGGACCCGAACCGGATCTACAACCTGTACCGCGACCCGGCGGCATTGGAAGCGGCCGTCGAGTCGTTCAACGGCCTGCCGCTGATGATCAAGCACGTCGTGCAGACGGCCAAGCATCCGCGCAAGGAGTACCAGGGCGGCAGCGTCTACAACGTGCGCTACGAAGCGCCGAACCTGCGCGCCGACTTGCTGATCTCCGACGGCGAGGCCATCGAGTACGTCGAGTCGGACGTCATGTCCGACCTGTCGGCCGGCTACCTGTACAAGCCCGAGATGATCCCCGGCGAAGTGAACGGCGTCGCGTACGACGGCCGAATGCTGGCCATCGAAGGCAACCACGTTGCGCTCGTTGAGGACGGGCGCGCAACCGGTGCGCACGTCGCTGATAGCGCGCTTCTTTCCCAACCTGGAGAAACTACTGTGGATCCGAACACCAACCCCGGCGGCAACGCCGACCTGGCCGCGGCCGTGCTGGCCCTGACCGAAAAGCTCGACGCCCTGTGCGCCGACGTGGCAGAAATGCGCGCAGGCCCGCGCAACGCGCTGGACGAGTCCGAAAAGAAGGCCAAGGAAGACGAGCGCAAGGGCGAAGAAGCCGCCGAGAAGCGCGAAAAGAAAGACAAGAAAGACGAGCGTGAGGGCGAAGAGCGCGCCATGGACGCGGCCCTGCAGACCAAAGTCGAGGACGCCGTGAAGGCTGCTGTGGCGGCTGCGCACCGTCAGCGCGACGAACTGGAAGCAGCCAAGCGCGCCGTGCGTCCGGTCTTGGGCGACTCCATCGCCATGGACAATGCTGGTGATGTCTACCGCGCCGCCCTGATCGAAAAGGGCTGGAAGGACGCCGACATCGCACCGGGCACCGAGCAGGCCGCATGGCGCGGTTTCGTGGCTGGCTCGTCGGCACGTGTCACCCATGCCATGGACTCCCGCGCGG